AAGAACCTTACGCACTCTATTAAACTCCTCGGGAAGTGTTTTTGAACAAGAGTCGCCTCTTCGACACATAGAAAAAAACGATGACAACATTATTCTTTAGAAGGCATATTCTTGTACCTCCTTGCCTAGTGCATCATATAACCCAAACTTTACAGAGTATCCTGTAGCAGAAGACTTACCAGTTGTTGTTTGATTTCTACATGTTGTTCCAGCTGCCCAGAACGTCATTGCATCCGCTGGTGTCAACATCTTAGGATAATGGTAGAAGTTACAGATATTACCAGAGAATCCTCCGTCAGGTGTTAGCTGAATATCACCTACCGCAGGCTTAGGTACTCCACTCAAAAAGCAAGACTTCACTAACTTGCCATCAATATAGATATCCATATTGCGACCAAATACTGTTACACTCACCGAGAACCATGTCTGTAGAGGAATATTGGGAACATCGCAGACAAATACATCGTCAGAAGAACTAGAAGATCCCGCCGCCGCAGGTTGGGCTTTTCCAGAACCGCCTTCGGTAGCAGGATAGACAGAAACACTTACCTGAAGAGAGTTGTCTGTAGGGTGAAGACTGATGTGAGGATTCATTACCGCTCCGTTCGTGGTATCAGGACGCTTTACAACCGACTTCTTTTTGCCGTATCCGTAGTTCCAATCTTTCACATACATCCACCACTGCATACCGTATCCTCCATCGCGCTCAGCCGATAAAGGCGCAAGGTTTCCCTGAATACTGGCAGATATTGTCGCATCGTGAAAAGAAGGAGCTAGGTCACCACTGCTGTTTCCAAACAGTGAGCTGTAAAGCTTACTTAAAAACGGGGGAGGAGGGGCTTGGCTTCCTACAGGTCCAGAACTGGGGGGAGCACTTACAGCAGACTGAGGAATCTGAGGAAATGGTGTGCCATCATCAGCCTGAGCATATTGATAGGCGCCGGTTCCAACATAATACTGAACGTATAGAGTCTTTAACTTACCCGGATAAGGATCCGCAGCCAGTCCTAGATTTGCGTATCCAACTGTGAATGAAGGTACTGTTGATTGATTCTGGATCATTGAATTGATATACGCACTTACGTCATTGAAGTTTGTTACATTATCTGTACCATATCTAGCATACGAAATATACAAAATATTACTAGAAGGAACTTGACCTCCCGATGGTCCTTTTGATGGAGAAGGAAGAATGGCCGTTGGCCATCCAAATCTCATCGCAACAGCGTCATACGCAAGAATGAGACCTAATACTAACGCAACAAGCCCAACTACAATTAGAATTGGCATGTACATAGATCCAGCAGAAGCTCTGGCAGCATTAGCAGCGGCAGTAGCAGCGGCTTGAGCCTGAGCCTGAAAAGCACTTGTTTGTTTCATAAGTTCTTCACCTGTAAGGGTAGCTTTCGAGAAATCCGGAGCAAATTTCACCGGTGGTGCGGGAGCTGCGGGTTTTGCGAATAGACCTCCCATTTGTTAGAAACACCGAAGTAAAAAACGGACGTCTTAACAGTGACAACATGGATATAAGTAGAATGTATTGTAATAATTGTGGAGACAAAGGTCACGTCTTCAGGTCTTGTGTGGAGCCAGTGATTTCGTGTGGAATATTATTTCTTCGTGGAATATTTGAACCTCTTGAATTGCCAGTTGATTCAAAAACAGTTAGTGTACTTATGGTGAGACGTAAAGACAGTATGTCTTACATGGAATTTATTCGTGGAAAATATGATACACGTGATAAAGACTATGTAAAACGTCAGTTACAGAATATGACCATTAGTGAACAGAATTCAATTGTGTCAGAACAATTTGAAACATTATGGACAAAACTTTGGGGGAATGGGAGAGACACAGATAGCCCCGAATATGAAATCGCACGTAACAAATTTAATGCCTTAGATCGCAAAAGTCTAGTATCGTCTGTTAGATCTCAATTTGCTGAGCCAGAATGGGGTTTTCCAAAAGGGCGCAGAATGAGAGGAGAGTCAGATATTGATTGTGCTATTCGTGAGTGCTTTGAAGAAACAAATATTCCACGAGCCGCGTTCACACTTCGAGAAGATCTTACTTTTACAGAAACTTTTACAGGAACAAACAATATCAAATATAAACACGTATACTTTGTAGTTCTCCTGAAGGATTCAAAATTCATTAACATCTCACAGAGGTTCACACCAAGCCAAAGACGTGAGATTTCCGGCATAGCCTGGAAGACTCTCGCAGAGTGCAAAAATATAACTCGCCCACATTATGTAGAGCGTAAACAAATGATTTCGGAATTAGAGCGTATCGTTTCTCTTGCCTCCAAATAATGGATTATAAACTGCTCGCATTTTCATCGGCAGGAGTGCTGGGTGTTATGTTTTTATCTGGATTCGTTATATCTCTGCTATCAACACAGTTACAATGTTCTAAGATCGGAACGTCTACATCTTTAAAGCAAGGGTTGATATCCGCTATGGCTCCAACTCTTGTATACACACTTGCCGCTGCGTTTTTTGTTATTCGTAATCCTTTTTCGGGAACATTTGAATCCTTTGGTATTCCAGAAGAGACAGCTAGAGTTCTGGGAGTCGGTTATATAACCATGTTAACTGCGTGGGTTACAACTGTCTGGAATATTCATAATAGTGAGAAGACAGTATGCCAAGCAGACCTAAAAGAAATGACTGACTTTAAGAAGAAGATGATGGCTGAACTAGCTGAGAAGGAAAGACAGAAGGAAGCTAATGCTGCTAAGTAAGTTCAAAATGGATTTATAATCTGTCAATCTTGGATATTATAATTAGAATGATCACTTGTCCAACTAAAGATGAACTACTCAATGGATATAGTCCTGAAAAGATTGAATTCTTGAAGGAATATGCTATACATGATGTTGATAAACTAGTTTACGGAAAGAAGTATGTGTTGCTAACAAATGGTTATTATTTAGGTACATATGACCACTCTGAATTTGTGTGTCATATAGACCACGGAATGAAATGTGGATGTAATGAAACGATTTACAACTTTATAGTAACCAACTCTGACGGAAAAACTATCATACAGTCTCGCAGCTCGGACTTTATCAAACGGATTGGGCTATATGAAGTTACATATTAAAATCAAGATAATACACTACACCTAAATACGATACCACTGCGAATCCAAACATCCACCACCATACTGGAAAGACGGTCGACTCTTTTTTCCCAGTGCCGAACGGTCGGATACGTCCCTTTTCACCAAACGCAGCGGAGGGTTTTAGATAGAGAAACCCCGCTACCAAGAACAAATAAACTGCGATCATCCAAAGCTTCGGATTTTTGCGGATGATTGCTTCCATTATGATTTCGTCGCCAAAAATAAGTAGAGAGAATGTTCGTCCTACCGAATAGAAAAGCATTTTCGGATTCTATAACACGTATATTTTTGAAGTATAGAAAGACCAATATAGATCCACTCGACACAGCTGATTCTGAGGAAGATTTATGCGCTCGTCGTGGTGATATGTCTAAAAGCTCAAAAGAGCTGTTCTCTTACCAGAAGATCGTTCGTGAGTATCTTATGATGGAAACGCCCTATCGAGGTCTCCTGTTATACCATGGTCTCGGCTCTGGTAAAACATGTTCTTCAATCGCAGTAGCTGAATCACTGCTAAGCACCAAAAAGTGTTACGTTATGTTACCCGCATCTCTAGCAGACAACTACAAGGGCGAGATTCGTAAATGTGGAGACCCTATCTATGCTTTTGAACAATACTGGGAGCCGAAATCTATCAAGGGACCCGATGACGTAGCACAGGCGAAAGCAATGGGTATCTCACAAACATTTTTGGATACAAACGGTCGCTTTTTCACAACATCTCCAGAACGTCAACCTAACTTCCGTACTTTGCCTCTTGATGTACAAAAAGGTATCCGCGCACAAATTGACGATATTTTAGATCAGCGATTTACATTTATTAACTATAACGGTATCTCAAGTTCTAACATTGATATAATTCTTCCTCCTGATAATCCCCAGCAATTTGATGATAGTGTAATCATTATTGATGAGGCTCACAACATGATTAACTACGCAGTGAATGATACAATCCGTAGACGATTATACGATCGCATCTACGCGGCTCGTAACTGTAAAGTGGTCGCACTTTCAGGAACTCCTGTAATCAATAAGCCTCAGGAAATATCCTTCTTAATGAATCTACTTCGTGGACCCATAGAACGCATTTCTATTCCTACTAAGTCTGCCACACAATGGGACGAGGCTCTAATGAATGGATTCTTTCGTCAACTAAAGGACGTCGATACGATCGAGTACAATTCTGTGAAGAGAACCATTATGTTAACTCGTAATCCTCCCTATTTTGAAACTCAGTATAACGAGAAGGGTGAACGTGTAGCAGTAAAATATAACCAGGACGCAGAGCAGAATCCCGACATGAAAGCGTGGGTTTCAACATGGAAGACTAAATTTGAAACTACATTCGCAGGTATCGAATTCCCAGAGCCTGAAAAGATGGTGATTGAAAAACTAGAATTGCTTCCCACTGAATTTGAAGAGTTCATGAGAATGTTCGTTGATGGACTTTCAATCAAGAATCCAATTTTATTTAGCAAGCGAATCCAGGGATTAGTATCATACTTCAAGGGAGCAGATGAAAGGCTACTTCCGAAAAGACTTGAAGAGGAAAATACACTTGTAAAAGTTCCTATGTCTCCTGAGCAGTTTCAACGTTATTTAGAAACTCGTTGGGTTGAAGTACAACGTGAATCCCGTAAATCTAGATCACCGAATCTAAACGATGATTTTGGATCATTTCGTATGACATCTCGTCTTGCGTGTAACTACGCAATTCCTCCCGAACTCCGCACTACGATGGAAGAAGGTGCGACTGAAGAAACTGTTGTTGAAAAATCAGATGTTCTTGAACGATTGAAAGCCGATCCTGCTAGATACTTATCCGAAGAAGCACTGGCAAAGTTCTCACCGAAGATGTTAGCTATGCTAAAGGATATTAAGTCAACCTTAGGCGAACCCGGAAAATTCAATAATCAGTTCATTTATTCACAGTATCGTTCTCTTGAGGGTATTGGTGTTTTCAACGCAGTTCTAGAAGCAAATGGATTCCAACAATACAAACTGGTAAAGAAAGGCGGCGTTTGGTCTGAATCTCCTGACATGAAAGAAGGTGTTCCTGCGTATGGTGTCTTCTTGGGTGGGGCAGAGGAAGAACGTGAACTACACCGTCAAATATTTAATCAGGATTATTCGGATACATTTCCTCAGTCTCTAAAAGACTCAATCAAAGAACATCGGCTTTGTGTATTCTTGGGTTCTCGCGCTGCGGCTGAAGGTATTACATTAGCTGACGTACGCAAAGTACATATCATGGAGCCATACTGGAATCCTGCCCTTATTGAACAGGTGATTGGTCGTGCGATTCGTATCTGCTCTCACCGTAAGCTTCCAATCCCCGATCGCACAGTTATAGTGAAACTCTATATGAGCGTGTTTACTCCTGAGCAGTCAACGACAAATGAAGGGTTCAATATTGTTCCAATTCGCAGAAATGACATGACACTCAAGCGCTACGAAGGAGATGAACCTCGTGAGATGTTTATGACATCCGACGAATACCTATACGAAGTCGCATATGAAAAGGGTCGAATTGTGAAAAACATTAGTTTGCTACTGAAACAATCAGCTATTGATTGTGAAATTCACAGACCCCTACACGCAAAAGAGAAACCGGTAATTCAGTGTATGAGATTCGATACAACTTCTACAGGTGAAGATTTAGCATACAAACCTGGGTTCAAGACAGATGATCTTGATACTCTCTACATGCGAAACATACAACGCAGAACAAGACGCTTACAGATAATTAAAGCAAAGGGATTAGTGTTTGTTTTAGATCCAGATACTAACGAAATATTCGACCATCCTGCTTTTCAAGATACCAAACGTCTAATTAGGCTTGGTATCAGAATGTCACCGGGAGAATTCCGCTTTTTTACCTCTGTAGTTTCATAAGATGCCTAGAATAGACGCTAGCGATATAACTCGTTTTAAACGGATTAAAGGCGCAGATATTTTACCAAATAGACCATTTGCAACTCCAATTACACCTGGAACTCCAATTGACAATAGCGCTCCAACAAAAGCATTTGTATTAGCGTGTATCGATCCGAGATATATTAACGCACTAGAGGAATACCTAAAAGACACTCTTGGAGTCAACGGATTCACATATGATCTATTTATTCTTGCAGGGGCTAGCTTAGGTGGATTAAATACAACAGGTAGTCTGTGTGGTTATGCAACAACAAACTGGCAGCAAAGTTTAATAGAACATATACAAGTTGCGATTCTACTTCATAATGTCACACAAGTTTTAATATTTGACCATCTAGATTGCGGGGCTTATAAGCTATGTGGTCCTCCCAATAATGATAACACTGACACACAGCCAAATCACATTATTAAATTTAATTTATTAAAAAGTGTAATCACTGCAGCATATCCTATTTTTACCAACAAAGTATTTGGATACGTAATTAACGATGACTCACTTGGACATCCCGGATGTTTCTACGATATCCAAACCTCCAGCTATCTTCCAGTATGTCAACATATTTCTGGCGCATCAGGAGCAAAAGTACTTGTATTAGGATGTATTGATCCCCGTTTTTCCGCTATGCTAACATCCTTTTTAATCAACTACAAAGATGTTCAGTTCAGTTATGATCTTACTATATTAGCAGGTTCTTCTCTAGGAGCTAATCAATCATATACTACATTTCCTGCAACAAGAAGTCCACCAGCTACAGGAAATTATCCACTCAACCTAATACCGCAATTTGGAGGAGCATGGGGTCCCACATTTTTCAACCATCTAAGCATTGCAAGGGCATTGCACGGTATAACTGAAGTTTGGGTTTTTGATCATCTAGACTGTGGCGCATATAAGCGTATTAAATTTGGCGATGTAGCAAATACTGATCTACTTATACCTCCACATACACAAGAGTTAACCAAATTAATGGGATATGTGAATACATATACATCAACAGCTGATTATCTAGGAAACCCAGCTACTAATTTAGCATTCAAGGGATTTGTGATGGATACTTCCGGAAACATAACAAAAGTTGTAGACAATGGACTAGGAGTTCCATATGTGAATATAATTCCGTTTGGAAGCTCGCGTATTCGTGCACCAGCTTCGGATTATATCGATAACAAAGCATGGAACACTGCAGATATAGTAACTCGAACAACTAATAGTTGTGGCACTATTTCATCAGAAATATCACGCATGTGTAATTGTTCATATATTGAAGTCGATGATAAGAGTGGACTATGTGCTACTTGTAGAAAGTAATTTAATTACCTCAGTACTTTGATAATATGGCATCAGACATCCAACGCGGAACTCGTGGGCTATCAGGAGGAGATTGGGTGCGTCTACAAAGACTACGCGGTGCTCGAAATTTTCAATCCGATAAAAATGGCGACATCACTAATCCACCCCCTAGATCTGAGCCTGAATCGGGACGCAGAGTGTATACCGAATTTGGTACATCAAGGATTCGTCGTCCTGCTTCAAGCTGGACTGATTATAGAGCGGCACAAACAGCTGATTATGTAATTGAAACACCGGCCGGAACATGCGGAGTCGGAAGAAGCTTGACTATTAACAGAATATGTAGTTGTGCAACGTCATCGGCTAAGAAGGTCGGTTTATGCCCAACGTGTGGAAGTTAAACATTCTAAACTAACAACCATATAATAGAACCATGACAGGTGGATTAATGCAATTAGTGGGTAAAGGGGCGCAAGATGTACTGATAACAGGAAATCCCTCCTTTACGCACTTTCGAACTGTCTATAAGCGTCACTCAGAATTCGCAATGGAACACTTCCGTTTATATTTCAAAACATCCAATCTAGTTCTTACTCAGTCAGGATCATTAACACTACGAGCAAAAGTAGAACGGTACGCACAACTTTTACACGACTGTTATTTAAGCATTACACTACCTGACATTTACTCACCAGTTATTCCGCTTGGAACTCCTCCTCCCAACATAAACGGAGCATCAGACGCAATTGGGTATGAATTTCAATGGATTCAAAATATTGGTTATAACATGATCAACTATGTTTCAGTATTAATCAACGGTCAGGAAATTGTTCGTCATACAGGCGAATGGATGAAGCTCTATGCCGCACTAAAATTTAGTGGAAATAAGAAAGCTATTCTTGATAAACTAGTTGGTAATGTTCCTGAGCTATTTGACCCGGCTAATGCATTTGACCGTATCAATCAATACCCGCATGCCATGTCAAGTGGTTCTGGATCAGCCGCACCGTCTATCGCAGGTAGAGTTCTAACCATTCCTCTACATTTTTGGTTTTGTGAAACTATTGGTGGCGCATTACCTTTAGTAGCACTTCAACATTCCGAAGTTGAATTTGTAGTTGACTTAAAAAACACTTATCAGTTATTTACAGTTCGAGATGTACGAGAGACAATTAATATGGTTCCCAACCCTAACTTTGGAGTAAGAGGCGCATGCCCAGAAATTTCCGATGCATTTAGTTTATCTCACTTTTTGTCACCTCCTAGTTTTCCCGACCAATATGTGCCAATAAATGAAAATTTATTAACATGGAGAATGAACCCGTTTATGGAATGTAATTATATATTTGTGTCTGACGCAGAAATGGCTCACATAGCATCAACAGATCATTCATTCATCGTAACACAAATAGACATTCGCGAGGCACATGGACAACATGGACCTTCAAATGATCTAGATTTGATTATGCGTAATCTATGTACTCGTGTTGTATGGGTTGGACAACGCAATGACCGTATTCCAAAAAATGACTATGATAATTATACAAACTGGGAAAATCCTTATCAACCACCACTTTCATTTATATCTTCATTTATGACTCCATGGTATTCATCGGGGGGACAACAGGATTCTGGTATTACAAGTAGAGATATTCTAATAGAATCGTCACTAGTGATTGATGGTAAGGAACGGTTTGGAATTAAGCAATCGGAGTTCTTTTCAAATATTCAAAATTATCGTCATCACACTGGTCGTACTATTTCTGATATTCCTGGTATCTATACATACTCTTTTGGACTTGAACATGATAACGGTCAACCAAGCGGTCACATAAATGGTTCAATGTTTAATAAAACCATTCTTCGTAATACCTATGTACAACCTCCGCTGGCGAGTACGCTCGGAGTCGTATCTCCTTCAAGTGAGATATGTATTCTTAAGTCAACAGCAGGAAGCCCTAATCCCGTAATTATTCCAGGAGATAGAGTAGAAAATTATAGACCTGATCAGCTAGTTCGTATTACTCGAAAAACCGAAGCAAACACACTCGCATACACATTTAATGTTCGAGTCTTTGTAGAATCATATAACTTTCTACGAGTTATGGGAGGCATCGCAAATGTCGTGTTTTCTTCATAATAAGAATGAGTACTGGAATTTCGATAGTACGAGCTGTATATGGTACAAGCACCGCTTCAACAGATGTCACCAAACTAGTCGCTTCTTTGGTAACAGATGGATCACTAAAGTTCACAGTAAGCCCAAGTACATTAAACGTTACCGATCCTGCTCCTGGTCAGTTAAAAACGCTGACCATAAACTACACCATAAATGGTGGACAAGATAACCAGATAGCAAAAAATGATAATGATGTAGTAGCACTAGACGCTCCCCCTATACGTCTTGCCTCTGGATTACAAATTATAAAAGCTGAGTATGGTTATACCGGTAACTTTACCGACGTAACGGATGCCATACAGAATCAAACAAATAACGGTGAGATCAATATTAAGGTTAGCCCGTCGTCTGCTGGTATTCCTGATCCAAACCCCAATAAGCAGAAGGAGTTGCGTGTTGAATATACCATAAATGGTAAGAAGTCGTCGGATACCATTAAAGATGGCGCATCATTCAAACTAAGCGCACCTCCTAATCAGGCACCATCAAACACAACGCCATCGCAAACAGTTGGAACGGTAATTGGAATGTTATTCAAAGCCGTTGCGTACTTCTTTGGAATGTTTCTCTATACATTATCTATATTTACTGCGATTGAATACGGTAATCAGTTTATATCTCCGATGTTATGGGGCGCAGTTGCTTTCTTTTTACCATTCTATTCATTCTGGGGATTACCTGGTATAACATTTTTGGTTCGACTATTTAGCTCTGAAGATATTATAGTTTAGACATTCCTTACCTATTGTAGGTAATGGACGTTCCCCAGGAAGTTATCAATAAATGGCAAGATGTATGGTGGTATATTTGTGATATGGCGTATTATCGTAAAAATGTATCGAGTAAAGTTCATGTAAAAAAAGGTGAATATAATCAACTTTTGGCTTACATGAGTAATGCTAGAAATTTTGAAGAAATCACTCTAGACTATATTTGGAAGAAAGCAAGTGCACGCCGTGACGCAGATGGAAATTATGTTGATCCACTCGTAGTTCATGAACTAAAGGAGATTTACGTTCCTCGTATTTTGTTCCCAACTCTAGGAGTATTTACGTGGTTTGAATATTCATTCCCAAATTGTCAAATTCTATTTTGGGAAGATGACATGTAAAAATTGCCTTTCGGCTTTTGTATTTGTTTTTTTTAACTTTTATACTTTTGTATTTTACTTAGTCATCGTCTTGAACTTACCGACACCAATGAAGCCCGCGAACACGTCACCGCTATCGCGCGCCTCATACACACGCCCAGTCTTCTCACCGACAACATACTCCTTGCCATCAAAGTTGACAGTCTCGAAGTCCTCGTCATCATCAGCCTCCGGGCCCTTCACGAAGCGACCATTGTCTGCGTCCCAGAACGTCCCAGGCGGGTCGATCGTAGCAGTCATGCCGATATCCTGAAGCTCCCTGAGCGTGACATCGACGATCTTAGAGTCGCTCTTCACGGTCACAGTCTCAGACTCCTCCTCGTCATCCTCCTCAGCCTCAGGCTCCTCCACAGGTGCCTTCAGCTTGGCGAACGCCCGCATGTGATCTGCGAGCCCCTCCTTGCGGAAGTCATCGTCGGTCAGATCCTCGACATACTGCTGGAACTCCTTCTTCAGCTTATCAGTCATCTCGACCTTCATGCCATCCAGCGCGGTCTTCAGCTGAGTCGCCATGACAGGAGAGAAACGCTTGATACGCTTCTCCTTCTCGGCAGGCTTCTCTGCCTTCTTAGGCTCAGGCTTCTTCTCCTCGACCTTAGGAGCCTTCTCGAGAAGCTTTGCGAGCTTCTTCTGCTCCTTCTCAATCTTCTCCTTCTGCTTATCAGCGTCCTTTGCCTTACCATCGCTCAGCTTCTTCTGCCAGAGCTCGATGTTCTTACGACATGCCGCGATCTTGTCAGCCGAGTCAGACTCCGTAGGAGCCTCAGATGCATCGTCCTTCACAGACTCCTCCTTCTTAGCCGCAGCCTTCTTAGGTGCAGTCGCAGGCTTAGCAGTCAAATCGACCACCTTGAGGATCTCCCCAACATGATCGACATCAGTCTCCCAACGCGTGAACTCAAACGCCTCATCGGCATCGAAACCATAGTTTGCTGCGAGGCACTCAACGAGTGCGTACAGCTTGGTCTCCATTTGCTTGCTTGAATTGATTGTTGACATGTTGAATAATTGTAATGCTCTGACTGTGTGTTAATATTGATCATAATGAATCCGTTTTCAATGAAAAAACCTTAGTCCCCATTACAGGTCCAGAGCAACTACCGGTATCACCGAATAAGGTCTTTCCTTTTTTATATTTTGTTTTAAATTTTTGTATTTTTATATTTTATTTACCACTCAGCGTAGATCTCCATCCACCTGTCATTGTCCTCAAACACCAGGCCGCTAGCAGTGAGGCTGCGCACAAGCAGCGCACGGTTCATGCGCGTCATGCCAGTCACATCATAGCAGTTACCTGCGTGAATATCCAGACCACGCTCGTAGAAGGAATCCCACAGCTCAACCTCCGTCTTGCACGGAAGAGTTGTGTGGTAGACCTCCAACTTGCTCAGATCACGGTGGTCGTACTTGCAGCCACCCTCCTCAGGCGACTTGCAGTTACGCGGGTCGGTCTGCTGGCAGCGGCAGCCACGGGTCTTACCGCGTGAGGCCACCCACTTGTCGTAGTGCTCGCACCGCTCGTGGCGGAACGGGCAATTCTGCCAAATGCAGGCATTGCCGTGCTTGCACCACTTGGGCATGCGTGCGGGAAGAGAATCCTGAAAGGAATCCGTCTTCTCGCCAACAATCTCCCAGCCATCAGACACCACGCTGCCATCTGGCTCAGTTGCCGAAGCAACAAAGTACTCCTCATCACTGAGGAAGTAGTCGCCCCATGTCATCCCCGGAGGGATGAAAGCAGAAGCGCGCAGTGCATCAATCATATCTTGCGAAAGCATATTGTCGTGAGACTTAAAAGTTGAAACAATTGAATTATTCATCTTAAAGTCATGATATTGACTACAGTGGAACTAATTAATCCGTTTTTGATGGTTGCGTTATCTCCATTTTTTAACAAACGTCACGAATAACAAATGACCGATTCCGAATTTGCCAAGACCCATCTATCCGATCACCTACGTTCCCTAATAGTTCCCCCTATCGCAGAAGGATTTTGGAGCATTCACAAATCTTCCAAAGAACTATGCGAGAGAAACAAACAGAATGATCAGGTGCTCCGTACATTTCAAAATATGCTAACAAAGATCCCCGAATGGTCAGACTCAACCCTCGCAACCGAAGTAGAACGTATTGAGAAGGTTACCAAGTGTACATATCTAGATGATCTAATCATGGGTGTATTTATCTCATACATGAAGTCATTTGCGTCTCTACATCATCGTGATTCCAACAAGGAGGTTGAAATTGATTTTGATAGACCATCTCTTGCTCTATTCGTTCACGCCCTGTACATTCATTCTGCGCGCAAGCTATGGCAAACTGCGTACCTTCTAAATACTGACGTTCCTGCAGAGACACATGCTCGAAATCGTCAGGAGATTGAAAAGAGTATTGGTGTATGTCTAGACCAAGTCATCCGTGAATTTCTTCCTTGGAAGGCCATTACTAAGAAGTATTTTGCGAATGAGAAGCCTACTCCCGCCCTAGAGCTACCGGTAGAAGAATCATCTGATGAAGAGGAAACAAAAAATGTAACATTCGAGAGTGATGATTCCGACGATGATCACCCTAAGCTGAAGATTTCAGATGAAGACGCCGTACTTGAAATTCCTGAACTGAAGGAGGAAGTTGTTGACCCCATGGCAGAACTCGAAAAGAAGGCATCCGAAACTCTCGTTCTAAATCTGTAGAGAATTACGGAAATAGACAACAAATGATAATTGTAATAGCTTCAGTCGCAGTAGCTCTGGTTGCCTTTATCCTGTACGCTCTTGACAGAAAGTCGAAAAGTGAGCCGATTAACTGGGAAACCGCCGGAAAGCTTTCTCTCTTCGGGGGTCTCATAACATCTGGCGTAGTTTTCGCGACTACAAGTGAGGGTGCTCTAGAGGCAGTAAAGGTTGTAGCTGAAAATGTTCCTGCGGTTTCATCTGTTCAAGATATGTTCGTTGGACAGCCTACGTTCTAAGCATCAATCAGGAGTACATTACTTCCCTCAGTAATACTTTCAACACCATATACACTCTTTAGACTGGCAATTTCCTTTCTTGGAACCGCATTATCCTTACAGAGCCGAACTATCGCTTTGTAAAGATGAAATCCATGATAGCGATCATGCTTAGGATTCTTTTTACCAAAAAGTACAGATGTACCGTCTTCCAATGTAAGCCACTTCACAAATAGTTTGTATAAAAGATTCTCGGGTTCCGGTTCAGGAAATATATCCCAGAACAATGATGTTGCTAATCTGGCTAAGTCAAATGAAGGATTTGGTTTGATTTCTGGCTGTTTTGTAATATAGTAATCACCGTAATTAAATTGACCACCGGCTTCCTCTTCTACACAAAAGTGATCACTCATGAATAACTTGGGCTCCTTCATTCCTGCAATCTTTATTGACGCAATTCCACGCTCAAAATCAATAATCTTGATGGTGTAACCAAATGTAGGGACACGATACAACACTCCGGCACAATTATAATAATAAAACTCAGTATCTGTGGGTGTATACATAATATTGTTTGCGTGGAGATCATTGTGTGTCAGACCAATTGTTCGCTGAGCATACGCCAGTGCGAACATAACCTGTGAAATCCAAGCAAGATGCTTCTCTGTTTCAGGATTTGTCATCATCAGCTGATAAAGTGTACCTTCACACTTTTCCATTACTGTTACATGAACGGGAACAGACTTAAACGTTGCCCATGCGAACGGCTCACCCGACTCATCTTCGTCATCGTCTTCTTCCTCGTCACAATCACATGAGTTTACCGCGAAAATATAGGATGTAGATACGGATGATGAATCAGACTCATCATCTGTGATATCGTCTTCATCGTGTAATACTCTGTTTATTCCTGCCATTTCAACTTCTTCCACATGCGGAGTTTCTAGATCTTCTACATCTCCAAGATCTGCCTTTTCTCCTAACTGTATAGAAAGCCTGGCAGTGCGAGTATGTTTGAATTCATTTGAGTCTTGGACATCATCTGAAAGTTTTATTTCAAACAACTTTCCAATGTTTTGAGAAAACCATGGTCTATCGGCTAATTCACCATAATCTTCAGAAATATCAATCGTATGTTGCGATGATGTTCCTGTGAAGACACCATAAACTTTTGCGAAGTGAACACAACCTGACTCCGATAGTATACTAGATATGATCGAACCAACATAAGCAGCGTTGTTTGTATTTTGTATCTTGTTCATTGCTTGTGTGGCTTGTTGAATTGAGGTTGGTAGACCTAATGTTGTACCGTATTCTCCTCGCATCAACTTATATGGTGATAAAAGCAATGTTGATTTAAGATGAACATCTATGCTATTACCCTTTACAGTTCTTATCTTAGTTTTGTCAGAAACTAAAAATACTTCATCGTTAAATCGAATACCGTATTCGTTTACAGATTCGAGCTCTGACGACTTAAAAAGTTTCTCAATCGGAGGAAAGTATGGTTGAATGTTTGTAATATTCCAGTGTGAAGAAGCTGAGTTTCCTAAAAGTGAAAGGTCATACTTATGAATAGAGAGTGCGACCTGAGAACTTCTTAACTCACTGCTGGAACTCTGCATAGTTCGTTTTACCATATTATAGAGTTATGTTAAAGCATAATCAAAATCTTCACGCGATAGTATTAATATGAACTTTAACATTAAAAAGTTTAGCATGGATATGATCCGTGACCGGTGTGCGTTAGATTCAAGAAAAGCTCCAATGATTGTATTAATTGGTAAGCGCGACACTGGAAAGTCTTTCTTAGTAAGAGATGTTCTTGCGAATACCAGAGACTGCTTTCCTATTGGAACTGTTATTTCTGGGTCTGAGGTAGCAAGCCCTTTTTTTCAAGATTTGGTACCGGCTAAGCTGATTCATGACAAATACAATCCATCGATTGTTATGGGGTCAATTAAGCGTCAGATGGCTGTGAAACAAGCAAGAAATCGTGAGAATAGAGGTGGTGGTAGTTCAAATGTGGATCCTAGAGCCTTTCTAATTCTAGATGACTGTCTGTATGATAAGACGTGGATGAATGAGGAGTCTACTAGATACGTTTTTATGAATGGACGTCATATTGATCTAGCTACCATGATTACTATGCAATATCCACTGGGTGTTCCGCCCAACTTAAGAACTAATATTGACTTTGTATTTATTCTGCGTGAGAATGTGATTGGTAATCGCAAACGTATTTATGATAACTATGCTGGTATGTTTCCGACATTTCAAATGTTTTGTCAGTTTATGGATCAATGTACCGAAAACTTTGAGTGCTTAGTTGTATGTAATGGTATTCAATCTAATAAGTTAGAAGACCAAGTATTCTGGTACAAAGCTTCTGAACATCCTCCATTTAAAATGTGTGATGATTCACTCTGGGCTGATAATAGACCGTTCGCAAGCTCAATGTTAGCAGCAGATGAATATTCTCCTGATAAGATGAAGCGGAAATCAAGTGATCCATGGGTTAAGGTTAAGAAGGAAGATGATACCAAGCGGCGTTAATGTTTACGCGTTTTACGTGCTTTCTTGCTCTTTTTCTTGAGTGTTCTACGTTTACGACCACCCATACGTCCTAATTGCGCAGCAAGCGCGTCAACATCGTCATCACTCTCGGCTAGGTTTACTCTTGAAAACAGAGCTGATAGTTGATCGACTTCAGGCTGACTTCTGGCTGTACGCTGTTTAGCTTGAATACGAGCTAACGCAGCGGCCTTTTTAGCTTGTAATCCGGCAGCATATTCTGCTCCCTTAGCTGTAGGGCGACGCATACGAGTAGATGTCTCCTCAACATCCATTTATATTAACCTTTACATTTACTCGTCGCGAATAGCTCCCTCAGACGGATGTAGGGCGGTATTAAATTGCTGAGTGAGATCTGCGATATCTACAACACCAGCATCCTTCTTCGAATCCTCTAGTGCCTTAGCATTACGTTGAGCATTCTCCTTCTTCTGGTTCTCAATCTTCAGCTGCTTCTCCTCCTCGAAAAAGATATCACGATTTACCTCGTTCTCCTTGTACTTGCGCATTAGCTCATTGAGCTCCTTCTCGGCATACTCAACCTCAGGCATCATATGCTCAGAAGGATCCCACGGTAGCCAACATCCTACCTTTCCAATATAAAGATTGTCACGAGGATACTTGCGCTGTAGCACCTTCGCATACTGCTGGCACTCTTCTAGATTCGCAAAGATGCGACGTACCTTGACACCACGAACATTGGTACGAAACTGAACCTTCTCGGAAAACTGAGTCTCTAGATCCTTCTCATTCTTCAGAAGAAATACCTGATACTGCTCATGAATATCGGTTTTCTTGATTTCCGCGTTATGAACCTTAGTAAACTCCTGTAGGTCGCCCATTAGATCATCAACCTTTAGAGAATACTTCTTCGATAGGAAAGCCATTAGGTGCTCCATTCCCTTGATCTTCCAGTCATACTCAAGCCACTGTACAAATTGCTCGTTCATGAACTCAGCCTTCTGCTTAATCGTCTTCTCGGGAGATAGAAATGAAATGATTGAATAACGCTGCGTGGGAATCTCAGGATCCTCCTCGAGGTAATCAATCACAGTTCCATCATCTTCAGTTGTGGGAAGTACTTCGCGGGACATTTGTTTATTAGTGGGCTCGTCTGTTAAAGTCGGTTGTTTAACGAACTCATACTTTTGTGTTTGGTTTACATTGACCTATACCCTTCGTCTGTTGCATCATAACTGGCGCAGGACAATTCTTACAGGGACACTTTTCATGTTCAAATCCAAGTATATGGCCGATCTCATGAGAAACCATGTACTGCCGATATTGTTCGAGGGGTAATTTAGAAGCAGACGCCCCGTTAAACCATCTATCTGCGTTTAGATACATAAATCGCCCACCAAGTTCCGCGCATGATAGATTACCAGGCAATCCACATACTGACTTGATTGTTGATGGAGATGATAAACGTATATGAACACTCTCGTTTTCATCAACAGGTTCAAAAAAGTATCCATGTTTTGACCATCCATCTGGATCATTCAAATACATGCCTATATAATATCCAATTTGTACAGGAACGCGTATTTCGTGTTCCTTAATAACATCTGGATCAATAACAACTTTATATCTAATAAGTTTCATTGAATAATTATCTAAAGTCTTGTATAAAATGCCTGAAGTTAAACAAGCAGCTTCCCCTGGACTTGATGTTGGTGACCTAGTAAGTCGCGCTGTAAAGTATGGTCTTGAGGGTCTAGTAGTAGCTGTCGCTGCGTTTTGGCTACCCAAGTTTATGGGTGGAAAGTCTCTTCCTCTATCCCAGATTGGCATGATTGGTCTAGTTGCGCTAGCCACTTTTGCTATCCTTGATGTGTATGCTCCCTCTGTTGGGGCTTCCGCTCGTACTGGCGCAGGGTTCGGTATTGGCGCACACCTTGTAGGATTCCCTTAAATTGAAAAAGGTTACCCTTTCTCTTTTTTTCTTTATTAAATTCGCTCCATAATTGAATCCATAATCAGAGAAACCTGATCACGTGGAACATCACCATACGTAAACACAGCCCCGCGAGCCCCACGGTCATCGGGATTGTTGAACTCATCAATAATAATCTCAATTCTCGCAGAACGCCTCATATTTGGGCGTAGAATGCGAAGAGACCAAATATTCTCACCAAGATACCGGATTTTATACGTTAGCTCGGCATTAGGAAGAACGTTGCGCTTGATATCACGAATGATACCTCGCATGTTTACACTGGCGTTGTCTTGAGTTGAAACTGACATCTTATGTTGAGATTGTTGGATAATTGACATAAACAATCCGTTTTTAAGAAACGTTACCTTAGATAGCAATGGATACATATAAGAAAAAGACAATACCCAAAGCCATAAGAGAACAACTTTGGATTCAAAAGGTTGGTCGTAAGTTTGAAACTAAATGTAAGACCACATGGTGTCGCAATAAAATTAACGTATTTGACTTTCAAGCCGGACATGATGTGCCTGAATGTAAAGGAGGTTCCACGGAAATATCAAATCTTCAGCCAATTTGCTCAAGATGTAATCTATCGATGGGAAGCCAACACACTTTCAAGGAATGGTGTAATAAGGGTAAACAAGATTCAAAATGGATTCAATTTCTGAAAAGTGTGAGAAAACTATGGACATTCTCAGATACAAAGGAAAGTGGTACAAAGTCACCCCAAAAGCCTACGAACCCGAACGTCAAACAATCGAAGTAGCATGGGCTCAAATTAGAGAACCAACAATGACAGCACAGGATGTCTATCGTAAGTTTTATGAGAAACAGCGATCAGACGCAAAGATTTTATATCCTTCGTTTCGTAAAGATGATAACTGAGATTATTGTATCACTGATAGTAGTGATAGGATGTATTGGAATATACTATGCTATAACCGGCACACCACCTGGAGCCCGTGTCATTGAACAAGAGCCACCTACATCTAGCGGATTAGATGACAATCAGGCTAACTTCATGTTTTTCTATGCTACATGGTGTCCTCATTGTAAAACAGCTCAACAGCCATGGCATTCGATGAAACAGCTTGTAAAGAATTCGGGATATACCTATGGTGGTAAAACTGTTTCATTTGAAGAGATCAACGCAGAGACGGATAAGGGTAAATCTGCCTTATACAATATCGCATCGTATCCCACATTCAAAGTTCAAACAAAAGATAAAATATACGAAATGATGGGCAAGCCCTCAGTCAGTAACCTCAGGGAATTCCTTAAGAAAGCCCTTGGAGACGAGAAACCCTCTCATTGATTCTCCAGAAACTTTCATAATATCTGAAACATCAAAGTCACTAAGATCTGAATCGGCTAACAATTTAGGATATACCAACTCAATAGTTAAATCAGTCTTATGAAATTCAATGTGATTGATTACGCTCATATTATATACCTGACGTATGAACTCGGGAATAGATATGTCGCATATTGTTTTAGGTGTGATTTTCAGAGGTAGATGTGTTTTTAGAGACAAGACCAACGCGTCTTTATGTAGAGATCCAATATTAGGAACAAATAGATCACCGTCAATATAAAGTTGGTCGTATATTTCTTGCGGTTTAAAAACACCAGGCATACAACACGAGCAACATAACGCATCTATTACCAAAACATCACCTGTGAATATAGTTGGGATACCCTTTGTAATGTTTGATGCGATAATGTACAACGGCATTTTTGCGTCACCAATTTTTTTAGTCTTTATGTCAATTTGACATTCATTAAATAATTCGTATAGATTCTCTCTAAATAAATCCATCGTAAACATACCTTTCTCAGAAAGACCCGATGTAATATTTTTAAATGATAGATTTGGTATGATCTTATCACTGGATAAATGCTTTTTTGTTAATTCTATCAGCTTATCATCAAGAGGAATACCAAATGAAACACACGCAGCCATTATAGACCCAATAGAGCACCCATAAACACCATCTGGAAATTCTAGAGGCTGATGTTTTGCTAGTTCTCGCAATGCGCCAACATGTAATATACCTTTTACTCCACCGCCTCCCAAAGCTAGTTTCTTAAACGGTAAAGACATTCTTGTTGTGTAATAAGTGACAATGCTGAAAGCCCGTGAGGTATGGAATCAGCAAGAATCTAGAAGATTAAATCGTATGGCTGCGATGTCCCCCGTGATGACACAAATTCAGTCAAAGATCCGCCAACAGGCAATACATAATACTAAAGCACCATATATTGTCTATGAAGTGCCATCATTTGTGTTTGGATATCCACTTTATCAGTTATCGGAAGCTATTGATTTTCTTTTGAAAGAATACTCTTCTGCTGGTTACTGGGTGTGGGTAGTTGAACAAAAATATCTATTAATATCTTGGATAAAACCTGTAAAAACACGTGACTTAGGTGTACCAATTTTAGCTACAAATTACCGTCCTCAGGTATATGATCCATCTGCGATAGCCTTTATGGCAAGAGATCCAAATGAAAACTAGTTATTAAAACAATGGTACGTTCAACAACTATTGTTGAAAAGGGGCTTATGAGTTCAAATCTTATCGTATTAGCTCTAGGGTATACAGTACTCGGAGCTATACTTTCATTTATTATGTTTCATATATTTGATGAGTTTGATGACCACTGGAAAAAGAGAAGTATTACATTTCAATTAACAGATGTTAGTATTGAAATTTCTATATTAGCAACTGTTGCCTTTTGGAGTTCACAGATTACTGAATATTTGCCACCGCTTTTTCCAGTTAGAAGACAACTAGATTCTTTAGTTGACAATTATATTTCAGGTATGTTCTTCTTATTTGCTATTTATGTATTTATGGATGATCTAACTGAAAAACTTAAGTATTTATTTAATGAAACGCTCGGACCGCATTTTAATACTATTTTTCCACAACATGGATCCATTGTAGATCTAAGTCTTTCGTATACACCTCGTAAATCATCCCAAGTAATAAGATAAATGAATATTAGCCCAACATATTGCTGGATCATATTTTATGTTTTGATAATCGTTGGGTTAGAGACATGCGCAATGACTTGTTTTAAGAAATCATTAAATGACTGGAGATGGTTCGTGATGGGTGTTCTTTTATACACAGCCGTCGGTCTATTTCTTGTTCAAACATTTAAGCTTACTGGACTAGCATTTACAAATGCACTTTGGTCTGGACTATCTGTTATGGCTACCACAACTGTAGGTGTTCTATACTTCAAAGAAGTTCTACATCTTCACGATTTTATCGCAATCGCAATGATTGGCGCAGGTGTAATGATTCTGAAATTCACTGATTAAATACAATGGAGTTATTTGAGATACTTGGAGTCACTCTAAATACAGGAATATTGGCAATTTTCTACACTATAATTGGAGGTGTTGTTTCTTATCTGTTATATTACTTTATTGACGAACACGATGACGAATGGGAGAAGAAATCTACATTATACCAGGTTGGAGATGTATCACTACAACTGGCAAGCATTGGTACCATTGCGTTTTGGATAACCTACATCATCAAGGAAGCGCCGCCGATCTTTCCAGTAAGTCGCGAATTAGATGCCTTAGTTGATACGTATATGTCAGGAGTATTCTTTGCGTATGCGATGTTTTTGTTTATTGATTTCTTAGATTCCAAGATCAAATTTCTATACCATAAGGTTTTTGATACACATCTCGAAAAGATGTTCCCTCTGCGTAAAACGAATAAAAAGAAAAGCAAATCTACTTAGCATCAACATGGAGTGCAAACATACTCTAGTAATTGATGAAGGTCAACAAGTGTGTACAATTTGTGGAATAATATTCGATCAAGTTATTGATGAAGGCGCTGAATGGCGTAACTATGAAGATTCGAAAGGTGAAGACCAATGCAGAACAGGATTTGTAACTTCTGATCTGCTTCCCGAATCGTCATATGGTTCAATCATATCCTATAAAGGCGCAAACTCTCCCAATATGAAGGCTCTTCAAAGACTCTCATGTTGGTCACTATCATCAAATAGTCAAAGATCGTGGATGGGTATCTTTGACTCTATTAATCTTTGTTGTACACACGCAGGGCTACCAAAGGCAATCATCATGGATGCGTGTGGAATGTATAAGCAGTTAGAAGATGCTCAAAAGGTACGAGGAGAAACACGTCGCGCACTTATGGGTGCCGCAGTATTTGTCGCATGTCGCAATAATGGAGTTCCTAGATCACACGAAGAAATTGCTAAGCTAATGACCGTTAATATTCGAGCACTTTGTAAGGCTGTAACACACTTCTCTCCGACAGACAACACTGTTCTTCAAACCCAGATTGGAATCGCAGAACGTCTATGCGCAGGTCTTTCGTTGAATGATGATCAACGATCTAAGATTATGGATTTACTATATGAAATTTCACTGAAGTCTGAAGACGAATTTGAGCACACACCAAAGACGATTGTTGCTGGTGTTGTAGCTCATGTGATGGGACTCAAAACAAAGACGCAAATGAAAACAGTTTCAGAAGTTTCAGGCGTTTCTGCTTTGTCAATTCATAAGATTGTAGGGAAGATTTGACTATGACGTAGTTATACTAGTCGCAGAGATGTTAGCACCAATAGATTCAAACCTGACAAATATAGCATCAAATTCATAGGTCGTATTTGGTCCGAAATTAGTTTTTAATATAAGATTGCTACCATTAATAGCTGGTGTAGACCACGATACGCTAGTTTGACCAGGAGGATTTACATATGTTATTATTGAAGTCGGAGGTATGTAGGATGACTGTTGGTTGATCCCAGCAAATCCACCTTGACCGCCTCCACTAAACCCTCTAATAACAGTAAATGTTTGAACAGCAGTAGTTAGTGTGTATGGTGGAGTTGCACCATCCCTAAATGACAGGTAACATGTAACATTAAGTATCCAAGGTAGAGTGAACCCAGGCCCAACCGAGTCACCACCATCGGGAAGAGCTACAGTTAAGGTGCGAAATGTTTGATTTGAATATGTAACACCTGAAAAATATGTATTACTCAGCTGACCATTTGTTGAAATAATAGGAGCACTGGGTGTCCCGGTAACAGAAATACCACTTCCAGCTTGAATAGCAACACTACCTCCAGCAGATGGTCCCGTAGGCCCCGTAGGTCCAATTACATAACCTGCGTTAGTAAAATTACCATTATCGTATATAACAATAAGATTTCCAGAATCACCCACTCGTGCTGTTGAAATACCTAATCCAGTGGGTCCTGCGGAACCAGTAGGCCCTGTGGAACCAGTAGGTCCTGTAGCACCAGTGGATCCTGTGGAACCTGTGGAACCAGTATGACCAGTAGCACCAGCTCCGCCAGAATTATTCCAAAAAGATCCAGTAGGCCCGATTACATCACCTGTGATAATAATGTTATCTACGTTAAGCACATCAACCTTTACTTCATACTCTCTACTGTCACGTTGAATAATTTTTGGCGAGAAAACATGCTGTAATAAATTACGTGTATTTGTACCTAAAAACGGATCAGAACTTGACATTCCCTTATTGTAGTATAGAATGGACAAACAGTTTAATTCCTTTTCACGCCCTACAAGTATGGAGCCCCTTTTCGATCAATCTAACACGAGTCTTGGTGCGCGTTACACTTTATTCCCTATCGCCCCGCAAGAGGAAGATCTCTACAAATTTTACAAGAAAGCCGTAGCAACTTTCTGGACAGTTGAGGAAATTGATTTCAGCAAAGATAAGGATGACTGGGAGAAACTAGATGAACGCGAGCAGCATTTTGTCAAGCATGTTCTGGCTTTCTTCGCAGGTTCTGATGGAATCGTACAGGAGAATCTAGCTGCGCGATTTCAACGTGAAATTCAATCGCCTATCGCACGCCTCTTCTACGGCATTCAAAACGCAATGGAGGGTGTTCACTCGGAGACGTATTCCCTGCTAATTGACCAGTATGTCAAAGATAAGGACGAACAAGCAAGGTACTTCCGTGCTATTGACACCATTCCGTGTATCAAAAAGAAAGCCGATTGGGCGATTAAGTGGATCGAGTCTTCCGATGGATATGCTACCCGCCTTGTAGCATTCGCATGTGTTGAGGGTATCTTCTTTAGTGGATCATTCTGTGCTATTTATTGGATTAAGAAACGTGGTCTACTTCCTGGTCTTACATTCTCAAACGAACTTATTTCTCGTGACGAAGCTCTACATACAGAGTTCGCAATTGCACTATATCACAAACTACAGAACAAGCTAACGGATGACCAGATTACTGATATCATTCGTGAGGCAGTTGAGATTGAGACTGAGTTTATTTGTGATGCCCTATCGTGTGCACTCATTGGTATGAACTCACGGGATATGACGCAATATATTCAATTTGTAGCAGATCGCCTAGCACAACAACTTGGTCTACAGAAGATCTACAAGGTAAGCAATCCATTTGATTTTATGGAGTTGATTTCTCTAGAAGGTAAGACTAATTTCTTTGAGAAGAAGGTATCTGAGTATTCAAAGCCTATGAACCAAGACGCGTCAAAGATTACGTTTGATGAAGACTTCTAAGTGCGACGACGAGTGCGACGACTCTTTCTAGATTTGCGAGACTTGCCAGTCTTACGTCTTTTTTTGCCACCACCTACAGTCCCACTCCACGTGCCAGGTATTGTAACATGTTCTCCAGCTTGATTTTGAACGTACCACTGGTTTCTTGTATTAAGAACTTGATTCTTGAAAGTTAGAAAATCATCACTTGTTACAAAAAACATTTTACCAGGTAAAGTCGTTCTTAATTTCAAGTTAGCAATAGTCGCGCTATAACCACTTAAGTTAATCATCGCAGTCCCATTTGGTAAATCTTCCATAAGAAACGGTATTGCCGTTTCTGAACGCGAACCTGAGCTATAAGTTCCTGTAATTTCACTCATTTATTATATGAAAGGGAGGAATTCTAATTAAAATGAGGAACTCTGCTGCGAGCGTAGGCTCTTGCCGCAAATATATCACTTTTATCAGCTAGTGGCGAGCATGTTGTACACGTATCAGCTGATGCTAAAGAAGTACCTTTATTTCCGGGTTTGTGCGGATTATAAATATCAAATCTAGTCAGGACACGAAACTTGGTCGCGTTTGCTAGTGCATTGGCACCATGAAGGGCAGCTAACCTTTTCCTAGAAGTATATTCTGATGAATCCATGTTGGGCATTTGTTGTTTGCTTAGAAGTTATTAGCTACAATTTTTGTGAAGTATACTACGTTTTCCAAACGCACTTTGAAAGTTGATAGGATCACGAGTATTGGGAGCTGTTGACTTAGCTGTCAGTGTAGCTAAAAACTCATTTGTATTCCGAGCCGCAGTCAGCAGGGGCGTAAACTGTGTTAATCTATTAACTGACTTGGGATCGGTGGCTCGACTGTCACCTTTTTGGTGAACAGCATTGGCTCTCTTGAACTGAGTAAACTGGGAAGCATCGGATCCTGGCATTTGTATTATCCATACGTTTAAAGAAACAACGTTTCTTCCTACTAATCAACCAAATGGAACTCACATACGTAACTATCGTAGTTTTAGCATCAATGGTTTTTGTCTTATCTGGAATGGTTGGCTATCTATATTGGCAGCAGACGCGAATGCTTCAACATCTACAGTCTCTAGCCCTTGCTCTTGCGACTCATGTTGAACAAACGCACCAACAAGTTGTAGAAGAGACCGTACCTCAAGAGGAGGAGGAAGAAGAAGAGGAGGAAGATGACCGCGTAAGTGTAGCTAAGGAGCAGGTAGAAGTAGTTCAGGGCCCACCTACGACTACAGATGTAGATGTTGATGATCTTCAGGATAAGACATCTGCCCAACTTCGTGAGCTTCTAACAAAAAAGGGTGTTCCCTTTGGAAAGCGTGATTCCAAGACCGTTCTTCTTGAACTGCTAAAGGCTACTGCTTAATACCATTCAACGGTAATCTCTTTCTTTTTGTTGTGATAAATTTCAGTTCCAGGAAATATTACCTTCAAGCGAGTTGTCGCAATAACAATATGTTTATACTCATACAGCGCTACGTCATCAAACATGTTATCAAGGACACTCCATTTAATAGATAATAACCCTCTTTTCGTACCATCTAAAACCATATTATACACTTGATTTACAACTCGACTAATCATTTCTTCATCTTGCTCTTGTGTCCGTTGCATCCTAATCTCGTGTAGTTTGTTATAAGACACTGTTGGTAGACTCATTTATGTTTTCTAGTGTCTTTTATGTAAATTCCGTTTTCAAATAGCACACCTAATGATACAATGAAACTAGTATCATTTGATGTTGGGTTACGTAATTTAGCATATTGTGTTCTAGAAGGAACATCTAGAAAAGATCTTAAAATTACAGGTTGGGATTTAATTGATGTAATGGCAGAGATAGGTGGGTTAGATAAACCACTCTGTCATAAATGTAAGAAACCGGCATGTTGGATACAGCAGGCGACTGTATATGCGTGTACACGCCACAAGGGAGTCTCAGGATCAACATACCCAAAAACGACTTTGATGAAGAAAACGAAGGAGGAACTTCAGACGATGAGCCAACCATTGAATATCACAGGGACAACGAAAAAGGAACTTGTGGACAAGCTATATATTCACTTTTCTGGAAATGTCTGGAAGCGATGTGTCAAATCCGCAAAACAAGGGTCAGTCGTAGACTTAGCTCCAGCTATTGCAGCATCTCTCCTCAGCCGTACCAACCTATGGAAAGGGGCTGATCTCATTGCGTTTGAGCAACAACCTGATAAGCGTATGTTATGTGTTCAAGGAATGCTACATATGTGGTTTGTTACACAGGGGTTCAAATGTAAAGGCGTTTCTGCTATTCATAAACTAACAAATATTATAACTATTCAAGACGCTACAAAAACATATAAAGGACGTAAAAAGACAGGTATTGTTCACGCTGCGGAGTTAGTTCCAACTGAAGAACTAAAAACATTCATGATGAAACATCCGAAAAAGGATGATTTAGCCGATTGTTTTCTTCAAGGGCTATGGGTGTTAGAAAACGGAAAGCATTAACTAGAAGTATTTCAATTCATCAAATGATTCCAGGAATTCTACAACTTAATTCTAAAACAAAGTATGGTATGTCGACTCGCAAGGTACCGTCGTATCTATTCAAGCCTCTGGATACAAGTCTTTCAGATTGTATTGTCGGATCTTCGGCAAAAGATGTAACCTCCAATGTTCTTGCTATTATTACTGTCGAACATTGGGAGACAAATAAATTAACACGTGGAAATTTGGTTCGAATTATTGGAAAATGTGGTGATATTAGTGCCGAACAAGAAGCAATACTTTATCGTTACGCAGAGCCTCGCCGCAAGAAAAATAAGATTACCATTAATCAGCCATCATTCGATTCTCATAGACTAGTTGTTGGACGTACATTTAACGTAGATCCTCTCGGGTGTATAGATATTGATGATGTCATAACTATTGGAGAAGATGGATTTATCTATATTGTTATCGCTGATGTTGGGTGTTGGATGAAGGAAAATCCCTTGCTATTTGAAGAGGCGGCAAATATAGGACAGACATTCTATAACGACGGAAAAGTTGTACTTCCACTTCTTCCAATTCAAGAAGAATGTTCTCTAATTCTTGGGAAGAAGAGACGAGGAATTGCGTTGAAGTTTAAGTGGAATGGACGAGAGATCACAGAAACTTCATTTGAGAAAGTCATTGTAATAAATAACCAAACATTTACATACGAGAGTGTCTGCTCATCAAAATATAGCTTGTTTCTTAAAGAGCTAGCATCTCACCTCGCAGACAAGGAAATCACCGACTCACATGAATGGATCGCACAACTAATGATATTCTATAACTGTGAAGTTGCGAAAGAATTACTCCTGCGAAATAAGGGTATTCTTCGAAGCCAACACGCACCGGATATCGAGAAACTTAATCAATACGCAGCTCTGGGTGTTGATCTAACTATCCTTGCTAATAAATCTGCGTTTTATTGTACTACTGCTGAACGTTCCGTACACTGGGGACTAAATAAAGAATATTGTCATGCTAGTTCACCTATTCGCCGCTTCGCAGATATCGTAAATCAAATGGTTCTGATGTATGACCCAGTAGACGCTGATATCTCAAAACTTAACAGTCTTTCAACAAACGCAAAAAAATATGAGCGAGATGTATTCTTTCTAACCAAAATATTAACATCTTCTCGACGAAATACTTCAGGAGTTGTTCTCACGGAGAGACGTGTATGGATTCCTGCGTGGAAGCGAATTATAACCTGTGAAAATTCTGCGAAGCCAGGAACACAAGGTACTGTTTACTATTCTGTAAATATGAACCAGCCTACCTGGAAGAAACGAATGGTGTTTAGATTCGAAGGTATAGACTGTCAGGAATAACAAAGCTACGAACAATCAAATTCTTCACATTATTCATTTTTTCAACCATCTCTACATCCTGAGAAATAGTTGATAGATTTACCCATTCGTCTACGATGTTTGATAGTTTCAGCATTCCGCGAACAAAGTTTCCTTGTTCAATTCCAAGTTGTTCACACACGAAATCCTCTCCATTAATCCAAGAATCTACTGCGTCATACCAATAGCTGGTAAGATTCCAATACGCAGGATCACTCTTGAGAATTTCAGCGTCACTGAATTCACGAACATAGTTATTAAGTTGAAGATGAAAGTCACATTTTTGAATCGTCTCCTCGGTACGTACATCTTCCAAGAAGACAGAGAGACATTTTACAATTTCTTCAGCAGACTTATCGTGTAGAATTTTCTTATGGAATGCGTGCGACATTAGCAGTGGATGACCTTCATGAATCTCAGAAGCAAGAATGCCCTTTGGCGTTAGTTGATCATTTTCCATAAATCCAGTCACATTCAGCATGGTTTGACGCTTCACAATATCACGATTAAAATCTTCGACTGTATCCTTATACTTGTTTAGTTCCTCAATCTCCCGAATAATACCTGCGGATTCCTTAAAATTCTTCCATGCCGCATCCCAGTTCGGATGCATATGAGTATTCTTCCATCGACCCAACTCTGCCTGAAATTTCTTTCTTTCTGCGTTTACAGAATTCGCAAACTTCTCCTCAATTGTTGCTCTCAGCTTAAGATCTTCCAACATAGACTCGTCAAAATTTAGAAGCTGAGAAGTTTTAAGTGCGATTTTCTGTTTAATTTTCTCAACAATTTCTCTCATCTCACATGCCCAATACGAGTCATTAATAACATTCTTTCCTGATTGCATTACAGACAGAATATATGAATAATGAAAGTCCATCTTCGAAGAAAGTTCAGATTTCCTACCTAGCATCATCTGCTCAACTGTGATAGGATTCTCTGGTTCACGCATTGGAAGATAGATAACAATACCCTTATCGTCCTTTCCTCGTCGCCCTGCGCGACCCGCCATCTGAGTATACTCAGAAGGAGTTAACATACGGTGGCTATCTGACGTATCATCATATTTGCGATAAGATGTGAACACTACAGTCTTTGTAGGCATATTAATACCTACCGCAAACGTCTCTGTTGCGAATAATACCTTGATAAATCCACGTCCAAACAGAATCTCAACTATCTCCTTTAGAATTGGAAGTAGACCACTGTGATGATATGCGACACCCTTTTCAAGAAGACTTAGAAGGTCGTGGTATTGAGCAGACTTCTCAAGATAGGGATAACGATGTAGATGAAACTTTACAATATGACGAACACTAGCTGTCTCACTCGAATCAATTAGCTGACTTGAGACCTTCTTTGCTAGATCAACACAAAGCTTACGAGAGAATACGAAGAACAAAGCAGGAAGCTCCATTTCCACAATCAACTTGTTCATCCGGTCAACAAAACTAGTCGTATGTTCACCCTTTTTGACTACATCTTCTCCCTCCTGACGAGCGGCAACTCGCTCCTTATGAAGACGTTCTTCCTTCTGGTCACTATAAAACTTATTAAACCAATTTATGTAGGCTTTTCGATCAAATATATCTTTTGCGTCGAGAATCACGTCCTTGTTTGGGAGCTGATGAGAAAGAGGTACAACACGATACTCGGTAGAGATGAGATGAATACGCTTATTCTTAATATCGCCTAACCAGTTGGCAAACCCAGACGGATTTTCAATTGTAGCAGAAAGTAGAACTAGATTGATAGATGGGTCTAGCAGAGTCAAACACTCCTCCCAAACCTTACCACGATCGCGGTCATTAATATAGTGAACCTCATCAAATACTACTGCGTCCAAGTTGTTCAAAGATAGTTCGGCGGTAATTCCAACATTCTCTGTAGTAGTTCCCTGCTTAAAGAGCAGATTGCGTAGAATTTCAGTGGTCATAATAACTACATCTGCTTGTGGCATAAACTTGATGTCACCAGTCATAATTCCAACACTAGGAAACATCTCCTTCAAATCATGGAACTTTTGGTTGCTCAAAGACTTGATAGGAGTTGTATAGAACACTCGCTTCCCCTTAGCAAGCGAATGGTGAATTTGATACTCTCCAACAAGAGTCTTACCAGAGCCTGTTTTTGCTGTAACAAGAACATTTTCGTCATTTGAAATTGCGTGAATTGCGTGCTTTTGAAATGGATCCAGAGGAAACGTAAACGGAGTTGCGACATCCGGAGGAGTTGATTTAAGATTGACAATATTGAGCATTTCGGATAGTTAAAGTGAAAATATGGTTTGGTAATTCGTTTTACACATAATGTCAATGTTATATATAAACATGGATCCTTCAGCACTAACCGTATACGCATGTCCGTTTTCTAAGAAGAGACTTGGTAAGGAATATGATGGTGGATATGTAATCGCAGAGATTCCTGATGCCAAGTATTCAATGCTTCTTGCGGGAGGAATTGCTCATGATATTTCATTTGAGGAAGATTTTGTGAAGAAGTTCAATGTAAGATGTGTTGCATTTGATGGAACCATTGCTGGCTTGCCTAGCAAGAATAGTACCATTGAATTTGTTAAGAAAAACATTGGATCCGAAAATACCAATGACGTTACAAATCTACATGACATAATTGCTGCGTATAATAACATTTTTGTTAAGATGGATATTGAAGGTGGAGAGATACCGTGGCTACTCAGTCTAAATGATGACCAGCTAAATAAGTTCGATCAAATTATCATGGAATTCCACAATCCTTTTACGAGCAGAGAAGCCGAAGTTTTTAATAAGATCAACAAGAACCACGTTCTTGTTCACTTTCATGCGAATAACTGTTGTGGTTCGAGAAACCACAAGGGTGTATCAATTCCTAATATTTTTGAATGTACCTATGTACATAAGAAATTCATCACATCTCCGCTGGTTCTTAATAAGGACAAGATCCCTAGTCCTATTGACATGAAGAATGTTCACTATAATGATGAAATTTACATTAGTCATCCTCCGTTTGTAAACTAATTTATGCGTTCTAGTTTTCATAACTGACTCGTAAGTTCAAACAAATGGCTGATATACTTGGCGTTGACTTTCTGACAAACCCCAAGATTACAGAGTCCTCCGGAGACATTAAACTTCCTGATCTAGCAAGCATCGAACTACCTTCATTTGGTGAAGCAGAGTCAGCCTCTGAGGCACCTCGCCTTGTTCCCTCCTTTGCTGAAGCTGGTCCTATGGAGACCAGTGATGGGTTTAGAAATATGAATGCGAATCCGTTTGGAAATTCCGGGCCTCGTATGTCTGAAGAGTATGTGATGAAGGAAAAGTATGAGATTCTTCGCAAGTTTGATCGTCTTCAGAAGCTTGGTGTTCCCATGCGTAAGCGTTTTACTCTCGACTCGCCAATTGACGAGATGAAGATGGAGCTTGAATTTATCCGTAAAGAGAAGGCTATGGACCAGACAATCAAGCAGTTTTGTGATTGGTATATTACTGGTATGTCTGCTATGGAGTGGAGTTCAAAGAATGTGCCCCTAATGCAGGCATTTGGTCTAAAACTAGATGGCCTATCTGAATCCGCACAGATGAATGTTGGTGATATGGAGGAGGATTTTGAGGAACTATATGACCTATATGGCGACAAGCTAAAGATGCACCCCCTTGTACGTATTCCTATTCGTACATGTATGATGGTATACATGGTTCATCTAACGAACCAAATGGCAATGAAGGCACCTATTCCTAATATGGATCAGATTCTGAAATCAAATCCCGATATCGCACGTCAACTTTCTATGGCTGCCATGCAGCAGCAAACGCAGGGAATGAAGGCCGCTCCACCTCCTGTACAGGCCACATATGCTCCTGCTCCCAGCTCTAATCCTCTAGCTGGTCTTTCCAATTTTATGAGTGGTATGATCCCTCCCCCTCCTCAGCAGACAAATGTAAGACCGCAGACACCTAAGGTAATGGGATTCAAACCTGTTAAGCCCAATCCTCAACCTCCCGCGGCAACCGTGAGACCCCCTCCTCCGCCAGTGAAAGAAATGTCAGGACCTGTTAATATTGACGACTTGCTCAAGTCGGTCAATGCTAGTGTCGAAACAAAAAGTGTCAAGATGACTCCCCCTTCTCTGACACCTAAGAAGGGTGGATCTACGGGTAAGAATAGTGTAACTATTAAGCTGTAAACATGGGTTTATCTTCTTTATTATAACCGGGTTGATCAACGTTACCAGCTAGTCCTGCGGCAGCTCTCATAGCTAAATCTGGATTTTCCATTCCTTCACGAGAGAATGGTCCCTTACCACGGAATATACCTCCTGCTACGACAACAAAAGCAGCAGTTAGCAATATAGATGTTACTATATCACGTGTTCCTACGAAACAAGCTGCGAAAATAGTTAATCTACGAAGAAGAATATTTTGACTATACTCTTTATCGTCGTGACTTAATTCATGAGTAATAAATCTACTACCAACATTTAGAAGTAACATCATCATCCCAATAAAAAATGGCGATGATCCAATAGCATTAAGTTGCTCTATCATTCTTGCTTAGAAAGACGCAAAATGTTCAAGGGATTTGGGATTGCTAGACTTGGGAGGCGCAACAGATGGCGTAGAACTTACCGGAGGTGATCCTTTCTTCTGAGCTACCGTGGGAAGACGGCTATCTCCTTTGAAGGCAGGCTTCCCTACGCCAGCGAGAAGGTTCTTGAGGGCTCCCGCCATTTCCGGAGTAGCAACACCGGCGCTCTTGGGTTGAGCAGGAGGAGTAGGTGCCTGCTTCTTAGGATCCATATATTCAGTTACAGTATTTACCGACATCACAAATGCGATAGCAAGAAATACTCCCACGATTAAACTCTTATAGACCGTAACAGCTAGAATCCCACAGAGAGCGGCTACTGTTCCAACCGGTGAAGACAGAAAGTCTTGTAGATGTCTGGGCACAGGGTGAGTATAGAATGCGACATATCCAATTAACAGTGCAACTATACCAAGTTCTACTTCAGTTACTCTCATTTGTTTGAACCGAATGTTAATATTTTTCTATGTGTCTCACAACAAGTGGGTAATGGCAAGTTTAGAAGAAGTATGGGGAAGCTCATTCCCTAAGAAGCATCATAATATGGCTTCTAAATACAGCCAAAAAGAAGAACCGCGTGATGCTGAGAGAGAAGGACGCGTGTTTCCTACACCTATTCACAGAACACAGGCGGCTCTAACTAAACATCGAAAGACTATTGATGATTTGAGCAATAGTCTACCGATTGTTGGTTCTGAGGAAGAAGCAGATGCCAACTACGGCCCTGCGAAAATTGGTAATAGCATTGAACACATGACAAATCAATCTGATGTTAAAAAACCGTTTACTAGACCATTTTATCCTTCTAATGGTGGAACGGACTTTGCCTACTCTCCTCCATCCTTTCAGGAAGCAGCTAACGATATTAAACTAAATCAGATCATGAGAATGATTGAGCAGAATAAGGTTGGTTATGAGTCTCCTTCTTCTCAGGATATGATGCTGTATATTTTTACGGGTGTATTCTTTCTGTTTACACTTGATACGTTTGTAAACTTGGGTAAACGAATGAAATGATTCTTTGAAAACGGATTCAATTGTAACCATTGTTGGAGCTAATTAACAGCAGTAACAATGGCAATTAACATGGATCAATTTCTGCTCAAGAATCTTACCAATAGCGCTTATCAATTCAGTCAGATGGCTGGATATCCGGATACTGATTATTACACGGAGAACGCATACTTCTTCCTTCGCAGGGAGCTGTCGGAGGTCACTGATTCTCAGACGTTCTACCGAGCAATGCGTAACAAGCGAGTTCGCCACTGTAAGCCATATGGTAGTCGCTGGCTAGACTATACTGTTCGCAAGGAGTTTGATACTCTTGCCGATTGGGTGGCTGATGCGGGTGACACTATGGAGAATGTTCTATATGGTGTAAACCGTGTTCATAAGCGAGATTCGTCTGCGTCATTCAGGACACAGAGGTTTGTGGCTCAGACGGCTAAGTATGTAACTCTCCAGCACGCTCTAGACTATCTCGGATATGTGCCACCTCTCGTGGTAAACATTCCCGAGTGTAAGGCATTCGATAGCTTCGCAGATATGCTGGCAGAGGTGGGTGTTCTGAATGGACCTATTCCTCCTCAGGGACGGAAGTGTTTGGTTCAGAAGCCGAATAACACGATCGTAATTGGTCACGTGGTTGACTACAGAGTAGACGAGACTAGCCCTTCGCAGGTATGTGTTATTGTACCGCAGGATATGCAGTTCGACCACAAGACTTATTCTCGTCTATCCGAGATGCCTCAAGGCACGACGGTGTACTTTCGTACCAGCGATGGCCACTTTCATTCTACAGATGCTCTTATGTCTGACGACTAAAACAAATATAAAAAGCCGAAAGGCGATTTTTACTTTGCTCGTTCCATCACACGAGTCTCGGTAGTAGAGAAGTCATCAAACCCATTTTCAAGAGTTTCAATCTCAAACGTTAGAGACCAATCTCCTGCTGCGAAATAAACACTATTTCCAGTAGCCTTGTGTGCGTGAGTTCGGAAACGAATACGCATGCGGTCTAGCTTGCCTATCGGAGGACTATAAACTGAAGTGTTATTCTGGGAAGAATTATCGCTGTAAAATGTAGCACTAGTAGTTCCCTGATAAGCAGGAATTTTAGCAAAATGACCATCGGGAAACCCAGATCTGTCGGCACCAGGAGAACACTCGTCTGTCTTATTTAGACCTTCAATATCAATTAGATAGTATAATGTTGTTGCCGGAATAGCAGTTCCGGTGCTTAATGCTAGAGGGTTAGCAGGAATCTCTGCTCCCATGAGACGCAGAGATACTACATTTTCATATACACGGGGCAGATATACAGTCACGTCATTATTGGTGGGAAACTTTGCAGCATCACGATCACCTGAGTCGACAACAAGTGTTCTTTTGACTCTTCTTAACTGTTTTACAGGATTGGAAGGAGCCACTATTGATCCGTTGTAATCAAAAATACGATTCATCTTTGCTATTTCACATGGGAATTTCTATCTGTGTTTTTACTTTAAGGACATTCGATTCATCAACTCTTCAATATCATCACCATCAAACAAGGTATCACAGATATACTTCATCTTATTCAGAAGAATATAGTAGACCTTTGTATCAAAGGTGCTAGTTGCTCGAATAGATCGAATAAGATATGAAATCAAAGTCTCGGCATCCGAGCACGCCTTTCGAAAATCCTTGCTGGTAACATCTTCATTGATGACAGAATAGTTGTCAATCCAGTCTCGCCACTTCTCGATAACCCACCGATGATGCTCCATCCAATCTTTCGTAATATGTCCGTTATTTTCAAAGAATTTCAGAGTATTTATGATGTGCATGTAATTCTCATACTTCTCAGTATCAGAATACCCGCTATAACTATCCATTGTCTCGTCCTCTACTTGATCCATTGCTTGCTTTGTGCTTGTGAATGACTTGATATTATCCATATAGTCTTGAAATACTATTACTTAGAAATCCGTTTTATACCTTTATCATTGATCCTGCGCCCCAAACGAACACAGCAGCAGCCAGTTGGGCTAATATGTAGCATAAAGCTTTAGCCTTTCCAATCTTTCCAGATGCGAGTGCCCACATTGTTACTGCAGGGTTAAAGTGTCCTCCAGAAATCTTACCTCCAAGTCCAATAGCAAGCGCGAGAGCTGCTACAATTAATACAGGAACACCTGTGAAAGATACTGCGCCTATGAGAAGAGAAGTACCTAAAAATTCAACTAAGGCAGGTGAGAACATTTATACATATTGATTGAGTTTTTATTGTAAAACGTATTCAAAGGAATCAAATCATATCTGTCTAAATGGCACTAACTATTCATGGATATCAGCTCGCAAAGAAGGAAATTTCCAATCTACAAACCCTCAAAGGCTTGCTAACTGTTAAGCCATATGTTCCATCTGTATTTGTAAAACCACAGTACGTTCAACGTTATCCGGTCTTTTATGAAACTGCTGATCACATATATGTGCCAAAGCATTATGGTATTCAAACTTATGGTCCATTTAAAAGTACGACGCGTGATGTCAAAAAAACAAATGCCCCATATTGGAAATTTTCGGGAACTATTCGGGATGCGCAAAAACCAGTCGTCGATTCCTTCCTCACTCCAGAGCCCAGAGACGGAATCATCTCCCTCCAAACAGGGGGAGGTAAGACAGTCTGTGCCCTCTACATCGCATCAGTACTTCAACTTCCCACTATTGTCTTGGTTCACAACACGTTTCTTCGGGACCAGTGGACGGACCGCATCCGTGCTTTCCTCCCGTGTGCCCGAATCGGAACTATTCAAGGAGACACAGTAGATGTAGAAAATCGCGACATTGTTGTAGCTATGTTACAGAGTGTATCCATGAAAGAATATCCAAAGTCTGTGTTTGAGAGATTTGGATTTCTGATTGTTGATGAGTGTCATCATATCGCATCAGAGGCATTTTCGCAAGCTGTTCCAAAGTTGACATGTAAGCATATGTTGGGACTTTCTGCTACACCCGATCGCAAGGATAGATTGATGCACGTTATTAATTGGTTTCTTGGTCCTCTACTTTATAAGTCCGATACGTCTGACAAAGTAGATGAGAAAGTGAAGGTTGAAGTATATGAATTTGAGCCAGCCGATTCATCGTATAACGATATTATCTATAATCACGCAGGTGTTATGTTTACGTCTCTCATGGTAAATAAAGTTGTTGAGTATGCTCCACGTAATAAGCTAATTGTGGAAATTCTTACAGATTTGTACGAGGAGGATGACCGTGAAATTCTTGTTCTCACCGATAGAGTAGACCATACAAAGGTATTGTATGATATGCTTCCTCCGAAAATTCAGAAGACCGCGTGTATTCTTGGACGCAATGTAAAATCAGCTCAGAGAGCAGAGTGGTGTGAGTCAAAACGAATTCTAATTGCCACGTATTCTATGTGTAAGGAAGGATTTGATGTCGCAAAACTCAATACTCTTGTTATCGCAACACCTCGCCCTGATGTTGATCAAATTGTTGGACGAATCCTACGAACGGAAAAAAAGACACGAACAATTGACCCGCTCATTATCGATATTGTCGATCCAGCGTTCCGTAGACAGTTTCAGGAAAGGTTATCTCTCTACAACAAACGAAATTACAAAGTTGAAAAGATGAGATTATCTTAAATAAACTTATTTGTAATAACAGACACATCTTCGCGTATATTGCGAAGTAGATTAATAAATCCACCAGGTGAGTTTGATAGCAGTTTATCAGCCATAGAAATAATATAGATATCACATATCAGATTTTTGATTTTAGTATCACTTGAAAGTGTAGAATAATGTAGACTACGTATAGGACTATTGGGAAACTCTGTAAAATTTAATACATTTAATCCTTTATCTTTGAAAAATTGTACAGAGTTCCGATCATCAGTTGCTACATATACCGCATCATACGATTCTATTAATTCTTTATTAGATTCATATAACGAAGTATAGTCACACTTTATGTCTGTATTTCGAATCTGGATAGCAATGTATTTTGCTGGGAGTTTTACAAATTCATATTTGACGTGATCAATAATGGCTTGTCTAAAAAATATATTTTTGAATAGTCCAAATCCAGCTCCGCCGCCACACGTGGAACGAATAACTATATTGTCTTTACATTCTTCATCGGGTAATTCCATAGGTATTCCACATAGAGTATATATTCCTGATTGTGTCCATATAAATCTCCAGTTATCCAGATTTCTATCTGTAATAGAACTTGGATAAATGCTCAGAGACAGATCTGAAATTATTTTGCGAATCTCATTTACATCCGTGATTATAGAAACGGGATTATTCTTAAAGTAAAAATAGTCGGAAAAATTCATGCGATAACAAGACTTAGTTGTATCTATCAATAAAGTCCTGTTAGTGTTTTTACAAAATTCTATTGTACGGTTTATGTTACTCAACACATCATTGAATCCACCTTGCGGCGACAGATACACATACATTTATATTATACACCGTATCCTTCATCGAAATCAAAATCCGCAACAGCTTCATAATTTCGATCTCTTAACTCTTCACGACGATCTCCGTAGTCTCCATAGTCAACCTGCTGTTCATGTCCATTCACAATAGCGGCTTGATCATCTTCCACATCTCGTGATGCGTTGTATCCCTCTTCTGGTCTATCCATATCCTGCTCTTGGGCTATACGTTCGTATTCTGATTCAGGATCGGGTAGGTTATACTCTCTTGCGAATATTTCACGATCTTCATTTGTAATGATATAAGGTGCGATACCAATATCTAGTAACATCTTAGTAGCCTCACGTTCTGTGTCATTCATACTTCTCATTCTCTGCTTAAAAACTTCACGCTCACGAGTACGCAGATCGGATTCTTGCTTGGTAGCCTGCTCTTTGGTAATAAGAATCATACTGAACACTAAGTCACGTTGGATAGCTGTAGATAGAGCATTCAATAATCCACTTTTATTTCTGTCCTTCATAACCTCATGAATTAACTCGTAGACAATACCACGAGATGCGTCACGAACTAAAGACTTGTCTACTGTTGTCTGTAAAAACACACTCATAGATCTGTATTCAATCAAACGGTCTAGCGGATATGATTCTCGCGACAGTACATCTAGTATACGGTTGAGTAAAGCTAAAAATGCGATTCCATCAGTATCTGAACGCAGAAATGCTTCTATTTTATCCAGCTTAGTTGACTTAGGGAATCCGAGAGCAGCTCTACGACGAATTTCTGCTTCTGTAAATACTATTACCTTTGGCGATTCCTGAACTCCTACGATATATTTTGCTAACTCAGATGGTTTAGTAGGGGCTAGAATAATTGGATCTTGAACTACATTTGGGGGTAAACGACCTGTTATATATGTTCTAGGCATGGGGATATCGCAAGATGATTTCTGCTCATCTTGACCTATTCGTTCAGATGGAGAATATGACGCTTTTTCAATTCGAACAACTGGAAGTGAGATTTGCCCAGTAGCAACAGTATCGATTGGTACTTCATATCTCTCCTTAGCAGCCATAAACTGTGTCTTGAATTTTTGAGCAGCCTGTTTGATGAATAAAATTGATTCCTTGCGAACATCCTTTGGTTTTGAAATTACGAGACGTAGAAGTGTTGTTGTAGGACCTTTAAAGGTATTTGGAGAAGATTCAAATGTCGTCTTCAGAATCGAAATCACAATATCAAGTGTAGGAGAATCAGATACATCATCTGTGTCACGAGGATAACCTGTGAGTTTTAGAATCTTAGACCCAAATGATCTACGCGGGATAAGAAAGGGGTTATGTGTCTGTAAAAGTACAACCATTCCTGCTATACCCAGAATACCTTCCGTACGTTCCTTAGCAGCCTTCTCAATCTTCTTGTTGGCTCGTAGAACGGAAGTTAATTCGCGAATATTCTGAACTACCGGAAGTAACTGGGATTCGGTAGGTAAGACTTGTAGAAGTGATAGTAGCAGATATAGTATCGACTCACCCGGATTCTCTAACATAAAAGCAGTTTTAAGTTTACTGAGTGATGTTGAAAAGGCAGCGATATGTGATTCACCTCCATGAGAAGAAGAATCACCGAGAACATCGTGTGATTTAATCGCATTACCCTCCTCATCAAAATCATCTTGAGCTACAAACACATCTGCGTTAATTTGTTGACCACAGAATTTACATGAGCGAAACCCTTCATCGATAGCAGTCCATTTGTCATAAAATGCGCGTATATCATTCTCTAGATCACCACGTAGTTCTGAAAGAGTATGTCCACATATTAAGAAGGAATCAGTTGTATCAAAATATTGTTCGTCTTTATGAGTTGTTCCACGAACTAGTTTTTCA